TCGGTTACGGTTCATACGTTTGATCTCACGTCTAGTCATTGCTTACATCTTTCCATCCACTATCGTGGATTAATGTAGGTGATCGTCTGTGCATCTCTTCAGGCGATCTGGTGATTTCGTTTAAAGTGTCCAATATTGGACGGTTTGCTTCCTGCGTAGCCAATTCATAGAATTGTTCAGTAGCTGCATCAAGCTGCCACTGTGCAAGGTCACGTTTAGTGCTAGGTATAAGATACCTAACACTTGTTTGATGTGTGTGACGGTGGATCATGCTGCTGCCTTTGCAGGGATAGCAGCCATGAGATCCTCAATGATCTTTTCAAGATCAAGGTTGTTGAGCTTGGTTTGAGCCAGAATGGTATTCACCATTACAGCATGGGTGATCTTAGGACGTTCAGCCTTTGGCTGTTCTGTAGGTTCAGACTGTCCAACATTGGACGGTTCTGCTTTAGCAGGTTGTTCAGCTTGTGGCTCACTGCCTTTGGCAGCTTTACGCATTGCAGCTTGTAAAGCTGTGAGGGATGAACCTTTGAAGCCAGAGGCTTTGATGAAGTCACGGATCTCAACTTCGTTTTCAACGAACCACAGAGCCTCAGACCGTCTACGACGATCAATGCAGTGAATGCCATGAGTCGTCAATACTTGACGAGATATCTGACCACTGTCCATCGAAGATGCAGCCTTCAGCTTCTGCATCAGCTTTCCAAGCCGTGTGTCGAAGCCATTGGCCTTGATGGTCTGCTTCAGACTATTAGTCTGTCTCCAGATTGACCCAAGGGCTTTGCCCTCTTTGATGTCGGCATCAATTGAAGTTCCTTCAACTTGTGGTTTTGCTGTTGAGTTCGTCATTTTAAATCTCCGATTTAAGTTTAAATTATATCCAACCAAGTTGGATCATACATTCAATAAAGCCTTCAGCTTTATCAAGGGAATCAACAAAGAGTGGATCACCATGCCGATCTCTAATGAGATCATCAGGACAACCATCATAGATGAAAACAAAACCTAACTTTTCCGAAGGAACAACTTTTACACCTTGGATTTTCATTTTTGCTTCCTTTCTCTATCTCTAATGTTACATAAGAGAGTTTTATATCTCTCTCACCCTAAAGGGAGAGATAGAAAACTATCTGTAACATGGAGAGATAGAGTAGGTGATTTCAGCTTCACGTGATCCTCTGCGCCTGCCGTTTCCCGTGTGACTGCAAAAATATATTTCATATATATTTTGAAGTACGTGCATGAAACTCGTGAGGCTAGTTCACTGTTTGTTCTACTGTCCAACATTGGACACCCCACCCCGTAGGGGTGTAGTAGTTTGTGCATCGGCCTTACAACACAGCCCTACCGTGAAAATCCTACCCTTTTTTTCATGCTTTAGCATGGCAACTGATTGCATAACAGTTGTCGGTAGTTAATATGTTACTGAAAGTAAAGGGTTTTTCTGTAGCATGGTGGATGGTTACGCATTATGCGCTTTCACCTGCGCTGCAAGTGCCTGTCATGCGCCCAGACATACGTCATGTGTGCGTACGTGCAGGGGCCACACGGGGGTACGTAGATATGTGCATGAGTATACACACAGATCTGGAAAAATGGAGTGTTAACCACATTACATATATAGTGGTTTACACACAGGATGTATATCACAATACGTTACAATTGTTACAATAATGTGATTAAATGTATTTTAGGGATTGACAGGGGTCTTAGAATGTGTAAAACTATATATAACAGTTTTTGGTGGCCTACACTTTAACTGTATCACGTACAATGATACACTTATACTGCTACATTAACTTACTTTATAATTACATTAACTAAATCACGTACAATGATAACACTTAAACTGTATGTTAAGTGATATAAATTAGTATTTTTTATAAATAAGTATTGACAATGCCTAAAAAATCAGTAAAACTATACACAGATAATGTTCTTGATGAGTTCTATAAGCACGTACTCAACAATAACATCGAGAATCTACACATTCCCCACAGTGATGTCTTTTATGTTCGTGAAGCTGTACAGAATTATTATGGCAGACCGTTTACTTTAGAACACGTAGAGTGGGCTATGAGGGCAGAGGGGTGGACTGATGGCGACAAAGAGCGGGAAAAAGTCACGTAAAGGCACAGGCATGAAAGGACTGACCATTAAAGGTGGTCATAAACGTTCTACAAAGTCTGGTGCAGGTATGACAGAGAAAGGTGTTAGGGCGTATAGACGTAAGAACCCTGGATCTAAACTTAAGACTGCTGTAACCGAAAAGAACCCTTCTAAATCTAGAGCTAAAAGGCGTAAGTCCTTTTGTGCTAGATCAGCAGGACAAATGAAAAAGTTTCCCAAGGCTGCAAAAGATCCTAACTCAAGGTTGAGACAGGCTCGTAGGCGTTGGAGATGTTAAACCATAAAGGAATAAACTGATGGGAAAGAAAAGTTTAGTAGAACTTGTATCTAGTATTACAGGTAAAGGTACAACAATGACCGCTAAGTCTTTAGCAGGTGTAAAGGTTAAATTACAAACTAAGATACGTAAGTTAGAAGGTAAAGATAAATTATCTGCAGAAGAAAAAACTGAATTAAAGAATATGAAACGTCAACTAAAAGATGTTGAGAATGAAATGGCAGAAGAATCCACTAAAGCTGGACGCTCTATGCAGCAAAAAGCTAGGGATCGTAAATCTAAACCTGTATCATTAAAAGAAGATTTGCCTCCACTAAAATCTGAAATGCAAAAAGGTGGCATGTTAAAGAAACCCACAGCAGATCAAAAAGGCTTGAAGAAACTACCTACTGCTGTGCGTAATAAAATGGGCTACATGAAACGTGGTGGTATGATGAAGTCTGGAAATAATGACATGCGTAAAGGTGGCATGTTTTATAAATAGTTAAGGAGAGAAACTATGCTTAGAGGAAGAGGCCGCACCAAACGTGCAGTAGGTTCAATGCGAGGAAAAAAGATTTCTGGGTTGGGTGCATTACGACAAAGAAAAGCAGCTAGAGCAGCAAGAACACCAGCAGCACCAAGAACACCACAAACACAAGCTAGAGCAGCTAGAAAAATGGCTGGTAGATTAGGTGCAGTAGCAAGTCGTGGTGGAAGACCAACACCAAGAAGAAGAAGTCCTTTTGGGCGTAGGGCTGGTGCTTTACAGAGAGCAGCTTTAAGAGGGGCAAGAGGTGGACAAAGAGTCCAAGCACGAAGAGGTTAATAGTGCCACTAAAAAAAGGAAAAAGTAATAAGACTATAAGCTCTAATATAAGTATGTTACGTAAAGAGGGCAGACCACAAAAGCAAGCTGTAGCTATAGCTTTAACCACTGCAGGTAAAAACAAAAATGGCAAAAAGAAAAGATCCAAAAGTAGGCACAGGTAAAAAGCCTAAAGGGTCTGGACGTAGACTGTATACAGATGAAAACCCTAAAGATACAGTATCTATTAAGTTTGCAACTATGGCAGATGCAAAAGCTACAGTTGCAAAAGTAAAAAGAATAAATAAACCTTACGCAAGAAAGATTCAGATATTGACTGTTGCTGAACAACGTGCTAAAGTTATGGGTAAGACAGCTATTGCGAATGTCTTTAAACAAGCTAAAGCAGACTTGCGAAGGAAACATAAAAAGAATGCCATATCTACAAAGTAACATACCCTATTTCAAAGCATGGGTGCGCCGTGAATACACTAAGAATATGTCAGAATATCATGGTGAATTTTTACATTGCATGGTGGTAGCAGTTACCACAATGCCAAACAGAACATTAAGTTTTCAGGTCATATTTACAGGTTGTGAATCTGACGATGAAGAAGATAGCCCTAACGTGCATGGCGGTGCAATGTGGGCTAGAATGCCACTAACAGCTTTGGTGGCAGATACTCCACTAGAACAATGGCCCACGCCATTGCCTACATATTTAGCGCAACCTTGGGACTGTATGTCCCACTGGCATTCAGTCTATAAAATAGATCGTGCAACTCCTGCACCTTGGATTGCCAAGATAGATGACGAGTTCTATCCTGCTAAATATTATTTTACTGTAGACTACACAGATAGTGAAGTAGCTGATGATCCTGCTCAACATAAACAATCTCACGTCCTTGAGTTGTTGGATGCAGGGGAATATACTGGTAACATGGTTGCGTTACCCAATAATAGAGTGAGAGTAACTCACCCTGCATGGTTTGAAATGGGAGAGGGCGCACCTGATTTTAAGCCCAATCAAAATATATTTCACTCGAAAGAAGACGTGAATTACGTTTGGGATACGCAACGAGTGTTTAATAATTTATATAGCGAAGGAGATGAATAGCTATGGCAATGCATAAAAAGAAAGGCATGGCACGTGGAGGCATGAAGAAAAAAGGTATGGCTCGTGGTGGTATGAAAAAGAAAGGTATGGCACGAGGCGGCATGAAGAAGAAGGGTTACGCAAAAGGTGGTTCTGCTATGATGACACTTGCAAAAATTCGTGCAGCAGCTAAAGCCAAAGGCTATAAGCTGGTAAAAGTGTAAGGAGGGTTTAATATATGTCACTATCAGTAACACGAGAGGAAGGTATTGAGGTTTATCAAAACCCAAACATTTCTTTTACAACAATGAAACGAACAGTAACTAGTCTTACTGATGCAACTAAAACAGTAACAGCAGCAGAATCAGGCACAATTTTTACTCTGAATCGTGCTGCAGGTATTGTGGTAACACTTCCTGCTGCAGAGGCAGGATTGTATTATGACTTTCATATTGGAACAACAGGCACATCAAATAGCTACACTATTTCTGCTGCAAGTGATGCAGATACTATGCAAGGTGTAATTTTGCATATGGATAAAGATGATGTAGGTACTGCAGTTGCTCTTAATGAAAATGTAGATACAAATGGTTTTAACGTACCTGCTGCCGCAGACCATCAGTTGATTTTAAACTCAGATGCAGATGGACGTTTTCTTGGTGGTTACGTAAGTTGCGTGGCTATCACTGATGCTATTTGGATGGTAACAGGACATCTATTTGGTGATGGTACTGTAACCCATAACTTTGACTAAATGAGGTCATAGTAATTTAAAACAGTTGCAATCCTATCATAACGGGGTTGCAACATTGTGCATTTTATGTTATAACTAAATATGTTATAACTATCTCTAGTAAGTTGAGGCTTACAAATTAAGGAGATAGAAATGCTAAAAAGAATATATAATTATTTAAAAAAATCACAAGAAAATAGAGTTGCTTATTGGCAACTGCAAAATATGTCAAATAGGGCATTAAAAGATATAGGGATAAGTCGTGGCGAAATCTACCAGAAAATCTACGGTGAACAAAGCTGGAAACTATACTAAGCCAGCCATGCGTAAAAGACAGTTTGCCAGAATAAAAGCTGGCAGCAAAGGCGGTAAACCTGGACAGTGGTCAGCTAGAAAAGCTCAAATGCTGGCCTCTGCTTATAAAAAAGCAGGAGGGGGATACAAATAATGATGCGTTATTTAAAAAGACTTTGGTGTGCTTTAATTAATCGTAAGTGTAATCCAGAGTGTGACTGTTGTTAAATGGCCCTAAAAAAATCTCAAAAAAGTCTAAAGGATTGGACTAAACAAAAGTGGAGAACTAAGAGTGGCAAGCCCAGCGCTAAAACGGGAGAACGTTATCTCCCTACTGCTGCTATTAAGTCTCTCAGTGCTGCTGAGTATGCAGCTACTTCAAGAGCCAAACGAAAAGGCACGAAGGCAGGTAAGCAGTTTGTGGCTCAACCTAAAAAGATCGCAAAGAAAACTGCTAGATTTAGAAGGACTTAAACCGTGAATATAAGTACAGGTTTATTAGATTATTTGCCTTTGCCACAAATGCCTTTTAATAAAACAAAAACAACAGAGTCTACAACTAAACAAGAAATAGTTGAGGCTTCAAAAACAGCCATGGATAAAAAAGCAGATAAATATAGGTATGAGGATGCATATGCATATCATCCACACAATAAAAACAAAATGTATCCTAGACAGGGACGCAATGTAGACTTTGTTGTGGCATAGGAAAATAGTATGGCAAGTACAATAATAGATGACTATAAAATATTTCCAAGACTAATGATGTTAGTTGTAACTATATTAACATATCAATCTGTTCATTGGTATATGTCTTTACCCGATCCTACTAATGGACAAGCAGGACTTGTATCTGTTTGTATGGGAGCTTTAACAGGATGCTTTGGCATCTGGATGAACAAAGAAGCTAAGACTGATAGAGGTGCTAAGTAATGTATGTAATTGTTTTAGTAATGTTTTTGAATGGAGGTCATAAGATAGCTTCAGATCAAATATTATATTCAAATCAAGAAATGTGTGAAGTTGCAGAGATAGTATTACTGCAGAAACTGGAGGCTTCTAAACCCACTCCAGACTCTTTTGTGATAACTAAGTGTGTAGAAATGTCTTTTGCCAAAGAATCAAAAGGAATATCACTATGATCCAAGCATTAATAGGGCCAATAGCAGAACTAGCTGGTGGTTGGTTAAAAGGTAAAGCAGATGTACAAGCTGCAGCAAGTAATCTTAAACTTGTAGAGGCAGAGGCAAAAGCAACTATAATGAAGTCAGCCGCAACATCTGAGGCTGATTGGGAAAAAATTATGGCACAAGGAAGTCAGTCTTCGTGGAAAGACGAGTGGCTGACAATTTTATTTTCAATACCTCTTGTACTTGTGTTTACAGGAGATTGGGGTAGAGAGATAGTTGCTAATGGTTTTGTAGCACTTGAGTCTATGCCAGAGTGGTATCAATACACACTTGGAGTTATTGTGGCTGCTAGTTTTGGTGTAAGGTCAGCTACTAAGTTTTTTGGGAGAAAAAAATAATGGCAGAAAAAAAGAAAAAAATAAAACCTTTTAAGACTGCGGCAGGTGCTCAACAGTTTATACGTAACTTTGATCTTGAAAATATAACTAAATCAACACGGTCTGAAATAAATAAAATGAAAGAAATTTTTAAAAAAGAATATAAAAAATTAGGCAATGATAAATTTAAAGAAAAATACGCAGGTAAAACTCTTGCTCAAGTAGAGGCAATGCTTATGGCTATGAAAAGTGCTCAAATGGCAGAAGGGTTTAAAAAAGAATTTGGAGAAGATAGCTCTTCTAAAATGTTTGAGGGGTTTGAAAAAAGTGCTTTAAAACTTGAAAAAAAACAAGGTGAAATAGAAAAAAAATATCAAAAGAAAAAAGAAAAAAATAAAAAAGCTAAAGGTGGTATGATAGACTATCGTAAAGGTGGTCTTGCATATAAAACTGTAGATACAGGAATGTATAGGAAAAAATAAATGGCGTTTAAATTAAGTGCAAGAAGTATTCGTAAACTAGAAGGTGTAGAAAAAGATCTTGTAGCTGTAGTTATGGAAGCTATTAAGTTAACTAAGGTAGACTTTGGTGTGACCTATGGACTACGTACACTAGAGGAACAACAAAAATTATTTGACTCTGGCAGATCACAAACTATGAAGTCTAAACATCTTGATGGTAGAGCCGTAGATGTTGTAGCATATTTTGGTTCTGATATTTCTTGGGAACTAAATGTGTATGATGATATCTGTGATGCATTTGCAGAGGCAGCTAGACGTATATCAATTCCTGTCAAGTGGGGTGCAGCTTGGTCAGAGGGTGATATTAGAATGTATCAAGGGACTGCAGAGGACGCAATGAATAACTATATAGACTTGCGTAGATCACAAGGACGCAGACCTTTTATTGATGCACCACATTTTGAGATGATGTAATGGCTAGAAAATTAACAGAACAACAACAAAAGTTTTTAGATGCATTGTTTGATCAGGCAGCAGGTAGTGTGGCTCAAGCTAAAAAACTAGCTGGCTATGCTGAGACTACATCTACTACACACATTGTTAATAGTTTAAAAGAAGAGATACTTGAAGCTACACAAATGTATATGTCACGTAATGCACCACGTGCAGCAGTTGCAATGGTAGGAGCACTAATGGACCCAACAGAGTTAGGTATACGTGATAAGATGCAAGCAGCAAAAGAGTTGTTAGACCGCACAGGTCTTGTTAAGACAGAGAAAATGCAAGTGGAAGCAAAGGGTGGAGTTATGCTTATGCCACCTAAACAGGTAGAAGAAGATTGATTAAAACAGGACGTTGGAAATTACCTCAACCAACAGATATACAAGAAGACAATGAGTGGATAGAAATCCCTCGCATCGCACGAACTGTCCCGTTTGGCTATGAACTACACCCTGAAGATAATGATGTTCTAGCACCTATACCCGACCAGCTAGATAAGTTACAACAGGCTAAGAAATAT